GCACAGTTCTCGTGCTGTCACTATGGATAGTGACTTTCTCGCCGTCTCGTATTCTGCGAATACACATTGGAATATACTTTTCTGGGTGTTGTCTCTCGCCAAATACATTCATAGTATGAGTTATATAAACTGGTAGTTGATATGTATTCTCGTAGGCAACTGCTAACTCTTCTCCGCCTGCCTTGGTAGCACTATATGGATTTGTAGAATTATATCTATCATTCTCTTCATACTTGATACCATCAGGAGCTGGCCCAAATACCTCATCAGTACTAAAATATAGGAATCTTTCTAAGTGATCGAGTGATCTCGCAAAGTCTAATATATTACAAGTTCCCACTACATTATCCATCACAAATTCCATTGGATAATCAATACTTCTATCTACATGAGATCCAGCAGCAAGATGTAGAATATAATCTACCTTGCCAATCTCACGTCTTACGAGTGGATTTAATTCTGCCTTGAGATCATGCCAAACTACCTTAACTCTTTTTCTCTCATTTGGCGTGCATTCATACTGTAGTATGTCATTAAGTCGATTGAGATTGCCACTATAATCAAGTCTATCAAGTGTAACTATATTCCAATCTGTTTGAGTTAGAATACGAGCAATCAAGTGATGTGCTATAAATCCAGCACCACCAGTAATCAATGCAGTTTTCATTCGTTTGTTGTATCTTCTAAAAGTCTGATAAAGAACCATTGATATGATTCATCATCGCCAAGTGAAAATTCCTCAAAGATGGCATGTGCTTCATCATACATCTTTAAATCTACTAATTCAGTTAATCTCTGACAGTAGTAGTTCTCAACTTGAGTAATGCAATCTTCTTTGGATTTGTCCATGATTATGTATAATAGGGTGCGAGAAACAAAAATCATAACTAAGATGATTTTGTTTCCCCATTGACATTATAGAGCATCTAAGTCAGAATGGCGAGCCCTATGTTTAGGTTTATCAACTGTCACAGGTGTATATTCATAACCATATTTGTTAAGATACTCTTCAAACTGGTCATCAGGCACTCTGCCTTCCCAATACTCCTTCTCAGTATAAACTCTTTTAGTTTCAATTAATTTCTCAGTTTCTATCTCATCACTCTCATCAGCATTTGTATGATGTGTGACTTCTTTTAATGTTTTAAGATAATCTAAAACGTGTTGTCTTATTTCCATGAGTTGTTCATAACAACCTTGATTATGAGCACAACCACGCAAATCGTGATCAGGTTTTAATACTGATTCTGTGAATAGAGATAATGCTCTATCATATTTGATAGCTGGTGTTTCTTCCCCAACTGAAGCTTGATCTTTCATGAGTAAAATTAATAAGAGTTGTCGTAGTCATCTTCATACTCATCAAAGAATGAGAGTATAAATGCAAGGATTAATCCAAGAGCCATAGAGCCAATGATGATAAGTAAAAGATTCATTTGATTAATTGTTAACGATTGAAATGGCTGGTTCGCCTTTGTTGAATACAGTATCAACAACTGCTTCAACTTTGCGAGCAGTGCTAATTCCAACTTTGCTATAGACAGGTATGCAAACTAAACCAAACGTCTTTGTGGCGTCGCCTAGACGTATTACACGTCCAATGGTTTGACTTATACCTATATAGTCCATACTTCTTAGAAATAGAACTGCCTCTAGTCCATTGACATTGATACCTTCAGATAGAATACTATGATGTAATACAACAAACTTTTTAGTTGTATCTTTACCCCAAGCATTAAGAGTATTAAAGAACTCTTCTCTATCAACCTTCTCGCCATCAATGATGGCGCCAGTTTTAGATGTGATAGTCATCCATGAATAACCACGATCTGCTAACTCTTGAATGAAATCAGTTTGAGATAAGAGAGCAATGATTTGTTTAGTTGACTTAGCACATATCAATACCTTATTCTTACATATATTATCAATCGAGTCAATCATTTGTTCACAATCACGATCAGCAACTAACTCATCTTTGTGTAGTATTCTTGATTGATATACTTCTACTTTAGGTGGTAATATGTAACCTTCTTTGACCAACTGTGGAGCAGGCACTTGACATATCACTTGACCATACTCTGGCCAGTTCATACCCGCCTTGACAGGAGAGCGACTATGCTTTGGTGTAGCGGTAAAGAAATAACATCTTTTAGCAAGATGAGAGAAATGTTCAGTAGCAGGGAAAAAGTTTTTCTGTACTGAATTATGTGCCTCATCAAAATAGATTGTATCAACTTCAATCTCTAGTGACTCTTGAATTTTATGTAATGAATGATATGTTGTAAAGATTAAAATGTGATCTGTGCTGTTGTGATACCAATACTCAAGTTGGTCGGTCTTAGTTGTACTCTTGTGATGTGTCTCTCCACTATGAACATGAATAACCTCGACACCTTGATTGTAATGACCATCAAGATTTTGTTCTAGAAACTCAGATGATAATTGATTAGCAAGTAGAATACGAGGAGCAACAACTACAACTGTCTTAGGTAAAGTATCCTGTCTGAATAACTTTTTGACATCTTCGATCATACACATAGTCTTACCACCACCAGTAGGAACAATGACTTGTCCTTTAGTATTGTTAGACATGGCGTTTACAGCATCAAGTTGATGTGGTCTAAGTGTAAGAGTCATTCAAGTAATAATCGTATATACACTATTATACAAAAATGGGGCAGTATAGCAACCACCCCATGTGACAGTTATTTAAGTGGTTAGATATTGTTTCTCATATTCTATTAACTCTTGAGGCACATATATTATCTCACTCAAGATATTGCCTGTTGGTATTGATTTATCCCATGATTGATTATCTTCCTTTCTATACAAGTTGATGCCAAGATGATTATATTTCTTGTGTGTTGCCTTCTTTATTTTAAAAATACCATTTCTATTTTTAGTAAGTGATCTAAGTAAAGTATTCTGTTTATCTGTAACTTGAATAGTTGTCAATGCAACTATGAATAGTGATCTAAATTTCTCGTAGTCAGTTAAATATATGTCAGCGTTGTCCATTACAAATCTACCCATGAACTGTGGCGAAAAACAATGATCAGTTACAATCTTATCATGTTCTCTATTAAACCATGCAGATAATGCCTCCTCACTAATTAAATTAGTGGGTAGAGGATTTCCACAATCAAATACGGGCAAGTAATAATCTCTTGTTATTGCTCTCTCCCACTCGTGATCGCCTATACCCCACTTGTGAGAGTTTGCTTTTAAATTGTTAAAACATTTCTCGCAATTAATTTCAACCTTACGCAGCATCGCCCATCTCCCATAACTCAGGGTCATATGATTTACCCTTAACAACACAAGAATCAACCACATGATTAGCTTCAACAGGTAATACTGAAAGATACTTATCAAATTGATCTAATCTCACAATGTTTTTTTCCTCAAAGTCTCTGTACCACTCATTAAAACGAATTAATATTCTAACTACAGCAGTTTCTATTCCTCTTTGATGAACACAACCCGCTGTCCAACTATCAAACTTTATGTCTTTAAACTCTTCAGAATCAAGATATTCAAGAAATTGAGTTGTTTGTTCTTCATCGCAAATATTAAGGGCATTAATAATCATAGCGTCTTTTTGAGTAACTCTTTTCGCAAATACTGAAGGTAAGTATTGAGAATATAATTTAAACTTTTTCTGACCGACATAATATGCAGACTTAGGATTAGTTAATAAGTTTTTAAAGTTACCAGCTCCATCAGGATATGACAAATCAGCATCATCTTCATCACAACCAAAATCTTTGAAAGAAATTTTCAAAGTGCTGAACAACTTATCTTGGTTTTTTTGATCAGATGTCATTTGATTTGTTTTCTTTTGGATTCTCTCAAGATCTGTATTTGTGAGTTTGTTTCCCTCTTTGTTTTTGGAAATCATGTAGTCACACTCTCTTGTGTTCATCTCTTCATCAGTATCATTAATATCATGTTCATCTACTATCATTCTACGAATTTCTTTGACATTACATAACCATGCAAGTATCGCTCTGTGCATAGCATCAACTGTAATATCAATATCATACTTTGGGCAGTATATCTGTTCAGCGATTGTTTTCCTGTGTAAAAATCCACGATGTTCTTTTAACTTATCAATCAAGTAATTCGCCTGAATACCTTTTACACGTTGAGAGTCTGTGC